AGCTAGTCCGTATACCAAGTTGAAAAGATGACAGCGCCCGCTCGTAGGGAAAACTTTTGCCCCTCAGCCACAGCTGAGGGGGTTATAAAAACCCGACCGGTACGCATAGTCAGTGCTAACGCATCATAATCAACTGTGGCAAACGCCAAAACTGGAGTACTCAATTGTATCCAGACACACCACTGTCCAGTGTGTTTTGTTGGCCCCCTCGACTATCGCAAATGGGGATTAGCTCGGATCACTTAAAGAACGATCAATTCTAACATCTATAGGATGTCAATCTTATGGGTATGTCCCAGCAGCTGGCTGGGAACTATACAATTTAAGCACAGGTGCATTTCGGAAGAAAACAAACGAAAAATCAGCACCGGCTTTAATGTATACATCGGCAGCAGTCGCAGATTCAGCTCCACCTTCAATCTGAGATCCAATACTACGTAATTGGATCTCAATTTTATCTTCAATGGAGTCATCCAGACTTGTGCCGGTTGTTCGCAGCAATGGATTATTGTTCATGAATTTATAAACAGAATATAATGGTAATGATGCAGACAAGCATTCGTTGACGGAAGCTTGTGTAACAGACATACCATTGAAACCACTTCTCTCAACACTAAATTCCCTAGCCATATTATATGGATTGGGTGTCAATTCGAAAGTAGAAATACCTGGAGAAGAAAGCGATTTATATCTTTCTATAGATGCATGTACTCTAGACTTATTGTTTATAGGTCTAATATAGTAATCTATGCTACCTCTCTGTGCCACGAAACAAAGACTTAACCAACTCATTGGTGACCATGAAACAAAATTATATGGAAAATCCGAAGGTGTGTTAATACCAGCAGCCTCATGGATTCCATTTGTATCAAAACCAGGATAAAGTGGTAATCTATTTAAAATAGCAGTAACCACCTGATATGAATTGGTTGTAGTTCTCAAATCACCAACAATAGCTATATATCTAGAAGTTCTCTGAATACAGCTTCGTAAAGAAGGAATGGTTTCTCCCATGTGAACAAGATTCAATTGTCCATCAGCTTTAGAGGGATAAATTCCCATATGATGATGTTTAGTTGAACTTGCATCATATTCAAACTCACGAACTTCAGATTGAACTTCGTATGGTGAGTATCTATCAATGATAGATTGAGGAGCAGCAAATTCCAGATTATCTGCTCCTTTAACGAAAACTAGAACTTTAATATCTGCAGAAGCCACTGGTGATGTTTGCTGGGTAAGCACAGATACAAGGAAATTGCCATTGGAATTAACTGAAGTACCAACACTGCCAGTTGAACCAAACAAATTTCCTGGCAAACCAGCATTTCGTGTCTTCAAGTATGGTGTGGGTTGTGTGTAAGGAATTTGGAATTCAACATCAGTATCAGTAGCCAAATCTACAATTTTTGTATAGACTGCAGAAGTGGTTTCATCTAATGGTAAACCCCAATTTGCTTGTTTAGGATCCCAAGTGACTTGAACTCGACCTTTATGAAACTTTGTGCATAAGAATTTCAATCTAAACACAATATCTCCACGCCAATAACTAAACATATTAGATACATAAGCCATCGGAGTGAAAATAACAGTAGTTTCACCAGTACCTGCAACACTACGACATAAATGTGGTTGAACTTGCGAATTGAATAATGAATCACCATTAATATCTGTACTTGACCAATCAAATGAGGTTAGTAATGCCTCACGTGTCACCATAGAAGAGATGTTCAATTCATCTTGCATATCAACTCCACATATTTTGGAATCTATAGACAATTCATTTTTAGCATCAAGAGTTATTTTCTCTATAGGTTCACCAATATCTGTAGAGGCAAAATGTGGTAATGGATTTGGTCTATAGTAATCAACTTCTGAAATATTTGGAACTCTGGTATATCCAAAGATTGAAGCCACATCGGCTACTGCTGATGATATCATAGAAGTTGCTGTAGCATATGGAGCCAACCATGGAACTTGAGACAATTGACCAGTGTATCTAGCTATAGCTGAAGCTGGTTTTGAAATAACACCATCATATTGATATTCATCTTTACCAAAATTCTTCTTCTTAGATTGAACTGAAAGTGCTGTTGTCGGCCCAGCCAATTCTAACTCTGAAGTCCAAGCGTAAATCTGGATATTAACATCTTGTAAAGCAGTAGAATTAGCATTCAATAAAACTGTAGCACTCTCAATATCAATAGTACCCATACGAATAAGATCATTGCGTACTGTGGCATTTAACCAAGCTTTATGATAAAGGAAAGGTAAAACCATTTCACCACCATCACAATTTTGAGGATATAACCATACGCATGGTCTCTGAGATAAGGTATTAATTGGAAAAGTTGCGTTTGGAGCTGTAGTGGCAAAATCTGGTAATGGATTATATGCACAACAAACGGCCCCGTAATAGAAGGGTGAAGCATTTATCACAAATTTAACATGCAAATTGCATCTCAACATATAGTAATTGTCCAACTTCCTCTTAACCACTGGATTATCAAAATAATCAGACCATGGTGTAACAATAGTAGATAAAGAACTACCTTGTGTCCATGTTAAAGTGCTAATAAGCACTGGTCTTTGTAGAAAATTACCCAATTCAACATTCTGAGAAGTGTCAAAATTAACATAATCAGGTATTGCGGGAATATCTACCTTGATACCAGGGGTTTCATCAGAAAAACCAACATTTTGTTCTTGTTCTTCAGCATTAGCTTCCTTGATATTTGAATCAATAAGATTTTGAACACTAGATTGAATATTCATATTAAATTGCAATCCTTCTGGCGAGATAGACAATCTAGGCGAAGCCGAGTAGTGGCGTTCAAAGCTTTTAGATGTCGTTCTTTGCAGAATTGGCATATCAATATTTGGTGTTGTTTTTCTTGTTCGTGTTTTTGTCGCTGCGATAATATAATCATCCCTATGGGAACGATAATCACTATCACCACGACACATAGCGCAACAGCCCTGCGCCACAAGCATGTTCTCCTCAATGGAGGAGGTAGTTCGAGTAAAACATTTACCAGACTATAGTTACAATATGGAATTAAGCCTATACTTCCATAAGGTGTTTTTTAGTTTGAGCCCAGCCTAACTCATCCCTAAATAAGGACTTTGGGGAACGCCCTGGCGAGTTTTATTATTTTATATCCACTCTCACTTTATAATATAAAAACATAAAAAATGTAAAAATGCAGTAACTATATAAAACATGCTATTTTGGTTTATATGTTGGACAGTAGCACCTGCCCATGAGGTGGTGTGAAATCACACCACCGATTTGACTCTTTCAGAATTAGACCAAAACTCATTTTTAAGTGTATCAAATGTTGGAAAAGTAGTAGGTAAAATCCAATCCTCTATATCCAATTGACTCATCAAATTTCTGAGCATAAAAACTTTTTCTTCAAAAGTCTTCCTTCCATAAAAGAAATATTCACGTGCTGCTGTGGAAATAACAGCTAGAGCTTGTTCTTCGATGGAAATTTGTTTTGACCTTACCCAGGTCATAAGCATCTTTTCTATGGAATCATGTTCCAATGGTGCAAGATGAGAACCAACTTCTTCATCATATATCCAAGATCGCTTTAAAAAGGATGCTTGATCAATATGTATGAAGGGAATGCTTTCAGCTTCCTTATCAGCCATAGTGTAAGTTATCTCCATATCAAGAAAGGCTCTTGCAATAGCTGTGTGATTATACCAATCAATCTCATTCGAGACTGACATAATATTATCATCTCCATATGTCATAAGAGAGACATTTTGTTTAAATGTATTAACTTCCTTTTCAGGGTTTAATACATAATAGACATACCGCATATACAAGCTATTTACCAAACTATTGATGATAACAGTAAGGGGGTGACCTGAAGGATTGGAACCATAGAATTGAACCAGATCTCCATTAAAATCAACAAATGGAAAAGCAGTGTCCTCCGCTATACAGCGAATAACAAGAAGATCCTTATCAGAATAATTTCCCGAAGCCTTGCATAAGTCATGGAGAATATCAAAAGCAGCAAGAATAAATGAAGGACTCATTCTCTTATCAAAAGCTTTGTAATCACCTGCAATTATCCTTTCAGTTCCGTGGGTAACAATATAGTTATAAAGTTCTGACCATTCCACTGATTGTGCTACTGTACCTGGTGCAGCTTCAAAAACAAAACGATTATTCTGAATGATTCTAATTGAAGACAGAAGATATTTCCGAACAACAATTGTCCAGTCAAAAGGAGCTCCTGTGAAAACTCTTGTTTTGCCCATTTTGATCTTCTTAAATGACACAGGTTCATCCTTAAGATGAGCACAAAAATTGGGATAGGCTCTTTTTCCTTCTTCATAAGTCGTGATAATGTCATCAACACGATCCATAATCTCCTTATCAACAACAACCGGATGATCCATATTATGCTCTGGAGGGATTGCTTCCATAAAGAACTTTTTTGACTTTTTCCAAGGATTTCCTGCACTGGTGTTGCGATTAATCTTATCAACATATGCAACTCCATTTGCACCATTGACAGCAGTAAAGTTATCATATACATGCAACATGTCAAGTTGTTCTTTGGGTAAAGAAGACAAAATATCATTTAAAAATGCTTCCTTGCATTCTCCCAATATCTTATCACTAAAATTAGTGATAGGTTTAACCATATCAACAGCAGCAATTCTCCATGGCTGCCAACCTTGCATAACAGGAGGACCACATTTAATCTTATAACCAAGAGGAGATAAAAAATGTGCCATGGGTGTTATACTCACATTAGATTTATGAGTAGGTCGAAAACCAGCAAAACTGCCATATACTGAAGCTGAACCTTCATCTATATATCGAAATACAGACTTTGGATGAAGAGTTGTTAATGAACGTTGAGCTGATTGCGAGGAAAGTTTTGGCTCACCACAACCTATTTCATTGAATCGTGGTAACATATCTTGAGAAAGTGCAATGGAAGCTGCAACAGCACCAGAATCATCACCCAAAAAGTGTAATCCAACTACGGCATAACCCAATTCGGAATTAACAATCAAAGGTGAACCGCAATGTCCAACTCTGGTTGCTACAGCACATAAACCCTTATACAAGGGATGTTCATATCCTGGAAGCACATCATTTCGAGTGTAATTTCGAATAGTTGTCATAACATTCTTACAAACACTACCATTTCTGTCTCTATGAACAAGATATCCATTGAGTTTAATATCAACATGATTTTTCGGAATAAAATGAATTAAACCTTGTTTAATGGGAAGATTTCGCATTGTAAAAACGCATGTGTCAGTTTTCTCATTTCTGATAAGAGATGAAGAATCAATTTGGACAGTCAAATTTTGAGTGACACCATCTTTTCTGGATTGAAAAGTGACATCAACAGTATATGAATCCAATCTGTCAGCAAAATTATGATTATTTGTGATATAAGTATGCCCTTGAAGACAGAATGCAACTCCATCAACACCTTGTTTATGACCAGTGTAAATACGGAGGTGAACTGTATCAGAAGCAACTCTTTTGTAAAATTGATCTTCAGTTAAAGATTTTGATGACGTTACATGCGAGGTAAAATCATAGGCTGAAAATTGATAATCATTTTTATACCAAACATTTTCTCTTTCTTTTTCTTTCCCTTTGGGTTTCTCACCTATGTCTTCTGATTTTGATTGAACTTTAGGTCTAAACAATTCTCTCCATACTTGATAAGTAGTAAGAATGCACGATATAACCATAGCAGAATACATAAGTTTCTTTGGTGTGATTTCTGCTTGAATGTAGCGAGCAGTATCAATGACACGCTGTCGCATACGTAGACAATAACGCTTAGCCCAATTGATCTGAACAAATGCTTCTATAATAGTTATAAGATGTAAAATAGATTGAAAACCAGTAATCTGGTAAATGAAAACAAGTACTTGCAAGTAAAACATAACCAAGTAATAGTTGCAAACCCATGAAAGAGCAAATATACCAAAAAAGGTTGACCAACTTGTATTCCATCCATATGATTGAATTTCACACTTGCAATCTACCTTAGGGAGAAAGCACATGTCACAAATCTCAATTTCATTAATCTCTTGAACAGATTGGGAAACTTTTGTTTGATTATTATCAAATTCTAAAATAGACTTTGAATACCATGAAATGAAATCATTAATCTCTGTGAATGTATGTATAACCTGAATATCAGCTTTCTTTTTGCGGGAAGCAATAGACGTTGGAATAACCTTTTTCACAGTCCAGACCCACCAATTAGGATATGATCCATTAAGAGGGCCAGTAAGACTAGAATCTAACATTCCAGAGTCATTTGTATATTCAGACTTAACCACAGGTGTAACAATGTAGGGAAATCTTCGCTGTGCCGCTGAGGCATGAGAAAAATAGAAGTGAGCATTTAAATCTTCTGTATTTGTTGTTGCAATACAAAGCTTAGATTTTAATGGTGTACGTCCTTTATCACCAAGATCAGCCTGATCAGGTACAAAAGGTACAGCATTGATAATCTGAAGAAATTCCATAACAGAAGGATCTCCTGAAGTTGCCTTATTAGGATGCATAAATGCAACGTCATCTAAAATGACACACCACATTGATGTAGTAAAACCGTCCCAAAATTTGGCAGCAGGATTTCGTGTATAACAGAAATGATCATCACGATCAAGTTTCTTAACTTTTGCAAAATGCTTGAAAAGTAAATCTTTGATTGTGGATTTACCTATGCCTGAATCTCCCGAAATGAGGATAGAATAGGGAGGTGTACGACTTTCTCTTGCTGCTTGCTTAGTAGTGATTTCACATCGAATCATTTTCAGATCATTAAGTATTGTACGAATATATCTCTTTTCAAGAGATTCCAAATCATTGGCAACACTGTATATAGCTTCACCTTTTTCAATGGCTGAGTCGAGTTCTGCTCTAAACGTGAATTCGTTAAAATCATGAGCTTCTGGATTTTGAAGTAGATTGGATTGACGTTTCAATTTATCACTCAAATCAAACCATTCAGTGTATGCTTTTTGTGAGTGTATAATACAATCAACTCTCCCAGTCTTAATGATATGAAGACCTGATTCTATGAGATAGAGGATAGATTCCAAAAGAATTCGACCAAAATCACTCTTTTTGTAAAACTTTTTCCGAATAAGTTCTGCTTCAAATTTTGAATAACCCAAATTATCAAAAGATAATCCGTATTTATCAAATATTGAGAATGATAGAATGTACATACAAACTTTGTAAATTTTCTTGAATATCTTTGAGTTCGTCAACATATCATATGCATTTAGGTAATCTTTAGCATCACTGAAAAAGTCTTCAATTGATTCAACATTCATTGAATTTTCAAACTCTTGTAGTAATTCTTTAAGATAAGCTTGTTCGTAAAGTTTTTTGCATAAAGAGTCATTTGACACCATACGTGCAAGACGAAGAGTGCAAAGTGTAGCATTTTGAGCACTGAATTTACGTGAGGTAATATCATTTAAGAATAACATCCCCGATTCGATATAAATCAGTATATCATCATGCTCCTTGAAAAAAGATTCTAAAAAGATTCTAGGTTCAGATTGCACTTGCATTTTTATATTTTGAATTTTTTGATTTTTATTTATTTTTTCTTGTTTTTCTTTACATAGACATAGAAGAGCACGTTCACTCTCGTAAACGTGCGTATACAACATATAGATAGGGCCATCACCGGCACTATTGGAGGAATAACCAACACCCAGTTGCTCTAGACGTTTATATTCCATAAGAAAAATAGAAGGTTTTGACATTGACCATTCCTTTCTTGAAGTAACAAGAGGCTCATACTTATCATAAAAGATAATTTGAGCATCCAGTTGTTCACAATACTTGGAATAATTCTGAATGTCTTGGATCACCATACGGTGAGTATAAGAACCACGCTTGATATAAATCTTACGTGGTTGGGTGGTGAGGGTATCAGTTGTGTTCTGATACGCTACTTTTTTATTTTTAATTTTTTGTGTTTTGGAAAATGAAAATCGTTTTTGAATTAAATTGAACATAAGTGTTAAACAAACTGTCACGTTCCTATAGAGTGCTCCTTACAGTCATAAGAAGTAAACAATCTTGTCCCCATTGGGTCTCTGGGTAATTGCTAGTACTATTGTACTGATCAATACATGTCATTACTATGGGATAGCTTTCCTATTAAAAGTCCAAGTTTAGGACTCATTATCGGGACCTTACCATATTTCGATGTAGAGAATTTCGAATTTCTTAACAATGATTGTCGTAGAACGAACATCCGACCTCGCGGATGAGGAATCAAATATGATGCTATGGTTTACATAACACCATTTAGATGACTGAAATATTTGACACTAGGTGTTTTATTCACCTTGAATTTTTTCATACTTCACGTTAATTCATACGTGATTTTCTTTAAAACAAATGGCAGAAAATGCGCCATTGGACAAACATAAAGTTAAAACATATAACATAAAATAAGATTCACAATCTAATATAATGTTTTTCGAGAGGTTATAACATTCATTAACTTAAACGAGAGGTTGAATGAAATTAACTTTAACAATATAATAAGACGTAAAAATAATCTGCTTAATAACAAATGGTGCAGATTAACCAAGTAACAAAGATGGTCTATATCTTTGAAACACGTCGCTAATTGAATAGACAAATAACAATAAAGCGATCGTATCTTCGTGAAAATGCCAAATTGACACTTCCAAATACATGACGACAGAGATCCAGCTATACAGTGTTAGCTGCATTGAGCCTTCTCTGTACAAATCATTGGCGATTTGGATCCATGTGTATGAATTTTCAGAAGATAAAACGAGGGGTTAAAAACCCC